GTACCTGAATAACCGCTAATTCCTGAGTATCCGCTAGTACCTGAATAACCGCTAATACCAGATCCTGAATATCCACTTTTACCCGAATAACCGCTAATACCTGAATAACCACTTTTACCAGATACACCCGAATAACCCGAATAACCAGAAGATCCACTTATTCCTGAATAACCACTAATACCAGAATAACCAGAATAACCAGAATATCCACTAATACCTGATCCTGAATATCCACTAACACCTGAATATCCACTAACACCTGAATAGCCACTAATACCCAATGTACCTGAATATCCACTAATACCAGAATATCCACTTATGCCAGAATAACCGCTAATACCCGAATAACCACTAATACCTATTGGACCTTGAATAGATCCTATACTATCCCAATTATCACCATTGTATACATATCCATCATTATTTTCATCAATGACGATATATAAATCGCCTTGTGCTGGATTAACTATACTAGACAATCCAATAAACGATGCTACAGAACCTTTTAAAGTAACACTAACCCCGTCTTTCCCACTAATACCTGAATAGCCACTAATACCTTGATTACCAATAGGACCAGTAGCACCAATAACAGATTCACCAACCATGTTATCAGCAATGACATCTTCGCCTGTAACAAATATACCAGGACGAACTGTAACGCTTCCCTCTGATAATCGAAAAGTTGTTCGTTTTGATTCGTTTTTAGCTATTGCAGTATATTCAAATCTGCCACTTGGCAATAAAGATGTTTCATCATTACTTAAATATAAAACTACTTTATGTTCTGCTGGTGATACAACATAATGAAACGATCCAATAACAACATTTGACCAAGGAGATTTTTTGATATTTGCTGTAATTTCTAGATCTGCTACACTATAATCTGCAAACTCAGGCAAAAAATCAACATTAAGATCTATAGAAAAAGACGATCCTTGATCTATATAGATATTTCTAATTTGTGACATGTAGATAACCTAAATTTCTATATATACTAATATTCATTGGCGAATTGTAATAACCCCTTCTATTAATCTAATCCCAATTTTTTTGTTGTTATCTTTAGCTATCACATCATATTCATATTTACCAATCGGGATATTATTTGTTTCTTCGTCTATAAGATATATAATAATTTTTTGTTCTTCTGGTAAAACAGTAAAATTTAATGTCCCAACAACTGTATTCGACCAATAAGATTTCTTAATATTACCAATAACTTCTATATCTTCTATATCACAATTTAATAAAATACCATAAGGTTCGACATTAATATCGGCAGAAAATGATGAACCTTGGTCGATAATAAAATTTCTTATTTGTGCCATATTATAATTCTGATTTTATAATCTTCATTGTACAAATATAATAAATTGGTTTAGGCAATCCGTTCATTACTGGTATAGCTGTTACTTTACAATTTATTAACGAATCATTAACATGTTTATTGACAATAACACCCGTCCATATATTATTACTATTTATTGTTGCCCATAAATCTGCAAATACTGCTTTAGGTGTTGTATCAGACCCTATTATTGAAATTGGATGTCCTTCTATACAAGTATGAGAAGGAAATCCAAAAGTAGATATTACCGCATCATTACACATCATTACAATACCATTTTTATCAATAATGAATATATTATCGGATGCAGCATTAAGAGCATTAGAAAAAATTTTATATTTAAAATCAGATGCTTTTATTTCGGTAATATCTCTACCAATAATTACTAATTCTTTTTTTTCGCCATTATCATAAAAAATAGGAGTTTTTACGACATCAAAATATTTAATTTGTTTTTTTTCGTCGGTAAAGATTTCTATTTCTCGATATTGTGTTCCAGATTTCCAGGCTTTTTCGTCGGTAGTAATACAATGATCTAATACTGATTTAAGGTGTGGAAATTGTTCGGCTATTTCTTTATCGGTTTTTTTATAGTAATCTTTTTTGGTAAATTTATAGAGAGATTGTCCAAATTTATTGAGAGTCATCCATTTACCCATAGAATCTTTAATTATTACAACATCATTTATAGCATCAATAACTGAAAAAAATCTATAAGTAGTGTCGATCAATTGTGTTTTTATATATTCGGCAGTATGGTATGCTTCTTTTGTAACCTGATCCGTAGTTTTTTTAAGCAATTGATAGGCATTTGATAATTTAGCCATATCATCTTTTAAACTCATGTCATTGAATAATTCGGTCATAATATTTTATCTGCGCCCCGGATATATGTTTGATAATACGGACTTAATTTCTGTTAAAGTTTGTACTAATCCGATATTACCTTGATGATACATTTCAATCAAATTTTTAACGGAGTCTAGTTCTTCTTTTTTAAATTGTAAGACTTTTGCGGTTATTTCATCTAATTGTTTTAATATGCGAACTCTTTCCCACAACAATCCTAATATAACAAATATCAACAACCCTATTACCGCACTGATACTACCATTTGATAAAAAATTTGCCGCATTTGTAACTGTATCGGTATCTACCATATCAAATTCTCTTATTATGTTCATTTATAAAAAAATCTAATAAGTTAGATTTCTATTGTTCATTACTATTTATAAGAACTACCTTTTTAAACAATTCATAAGTTATTTTTATACCCCCATAAAAAAGTTTTGCTTGACAGGGTATTGGAATGAGAGTACTATTTCACTGTTGCCCTGTTTATGGAATTATATATTCTTTATATTGTATAAATTATCTATATTGGTTTTTATTTTGGGTTTTAAAGCGTTCTATTTCATCATCAGTAACTAATTCATTATCTTTATCATTAATATCCAATTCATTATCTCTGTATCTATCGGAGTAATTATCTCTATAGTTATCTCTGTATCTATCGGAGTAATTATTATTGCTTCTTAACCATCTTGAAAATCCTGCTGATAAACCCAATGCCGCCAAGTAAGCAATAAAAACTTCTGACATTAAAGAACCTTGCACAGTTTGGTAAATAACTATAAATGTACCAGTAATAGAACCAATTAACTGCATCATTTTAGTTTGAGAAGCAGTTCCATTAGGTTCCGATATTAATTGTTTCCATGCCCAACATTCATTTTTATCTTTATCTTGTTTGTATAAAGATAGCAGAGTTAAGAAGAAAATTATTAAAAATATACCTAATATAATATTGGGTATTGTTGAATAAGTTATCATGTTATTGTATATTCTATTTCTCCAATATGTTTACATAATATCGTAGGATTTACCCATACTGAATAACCCAATTCCCTAGCTTTATCACAAAAATATACATCTTCCGAATAAGCGTATTCATGATCTAATTCTGGACGATATAGAAAGTGTGGGTATTCCATATTTTTAAATACTTCAGTTTTAATTAGTATACAGCCAAAACCACATGCTCTAACCGATACCAATTGTTCATTTTTGATATCTTCGTATTCAAGCCGACCAGTATCAGTAAATAATTCTAACACTTTTTTATCGGCTATACGTTGAATATATATACCCGATACAATGTCTTTATCATTTTCTAACAATTTTATTAATGTATCAGATGCAAAAGATATATCACTATCAATAGCAAACAAATAGTCATAATCTTTGGCATAATTAGCTATTAAATTTCTTATTTGGTCAATACGATATCCGAAAAATGTTTGAAATGTTGTTGTATAACCATCGGGTACAATTAGATCATATATAGATTTAAATGTTTCAACCGTAATATATTTAGATGTGGGTATAGCAATTAATATTTTTTTATTAATATCGACATTAGAAAATCGTGAATCTATATCATATATAGATTGATAATCATCCGCTTTAAAGTCGTTAATAGGGTTAATATCATTATATAGTGTAAATATTTCCTTAACCGCTTTAACTCTATTGGGATCGGCTTGTTCAATTAAAGTATAAAATAAAGGGACATCTCCACTAACTTTTATCCATTCATTATTCCGCATAAAATTATCGGTATTAATATCATTGAGTAAATATTTTTTAAATGTTCGTAAATGTGTATAAGGAATTCCCCAAGTAAATTTATGATTTCTATAAGTTTTGTTGATTTTTACTTCATTTGGATAATCTTGGGCAATTAGTGGTATATTATCTGCGGCACTCCAACATGATCCATAAGTAAAATCATAATCATCGTGTAGTTCATTATAATACTTAAATATTGAATTATTATTGATAAGTGCATCATCGCCATCTAATAGAATAACAATATCATCATCGGTACAATATTTCATGATAGTATGATATTGATTGTATAATGAACCTTTATTTTCGTCATTTTCTATTAAAACTACATTATCATATTGTTTAATGATGTCTTTAGTTTTGTCGGATGAATTATCGTCTATTATATAAAAAGTATAATTATTATAATCTTGAGATGTTACCGAAAGAATACAGCGTTCAATATATTCTTCGGCATTATAAACGGGTGAAATAATACTAATATGTTTTTCAATATTGTTATAGTATCTATTAGTTTCTATTTCCTCAATATTACGAAAACGTCTATTAAATATTCTAGCAACATTATCATTAATTTTAGTTACTTTTTTATATTCATCATTAGACAAAAACATACCCAACATATAATAGATATGTTGTTTCCATTGTAGTGCTATTGATTCCCAAGTATAAATATTATCTGTTTCGACAATACTACAATATTCTTGTTTTTGTTGGTATAGATATTCATTTTCATACGCATACATAACTAAATCGACAAACTTTTGAATTTGTGACTTATAATTTGCGTCTGTATATTTTGGAATTGGCTCATCTAATAAATAACATGCTTTACTGATGGCGGTTTCTTCTAAAGCACCAAATTTGCAAGTAATAATTGGGGTTTTGTATAATAAGGATTCTAGAGAAGAAATGCCAAAAGTTTCTGGCATAGTTGCGGCGGGATATAACATAAACCCACATTCTAATTGGATTTTGGCTACAAGTTCTGGTTGCATAATACCACAAAAATCTATATTTTGATTATGATATTTTGTGTTATCAGATATCTTTTCGTAATATGTTTTAAGATTAGTATCGCCATATTCATAATAACCACCTGTAACAAATAATCTTGCATCGGGTATACGTTTCTTAATTTCTGGCCAAATATCATGCACTAATGGTTCTAATCCTTTATAAGCACTGGCATTATAAATAAAAAAATGTTTTGTCTTTTTTGACAAATCATTCTCAAAATATTTTACGGCACCATTTCTTGTTTGAAATATTTTATTCTTTAATAATTCATATCTTCTATTTGATGCATTTAATACATAATTCGTATGATAATCAGAAAGGGTAAATATTTCATTGATATAATTATGGGTTAATGCATATTCTAATTGTTCGTCACCAGTACACGAAATATCATGTAACCACACAGCTTTAAATTTGGCAGTATTTATGTGGCTATAAAATGGACTAGTTGGTAGAAAAGGTAATACTGATCGCGTAGATAATACTACATCATAATCACTGGCTAATAAATGTATATCAGATTGGTCTATATAGGTTATCCCGCTATATACACCAGGAACACATATATCATTTTTACAATTGTTTATTACAGTAACCGAAAACCCTATTTTATTTAATTCTTTAGATAACAATATTATTGCTGCTTCTGATCCACCAACCCCACGAACATCTAAACTATTACCGTTGAATTTGATGCCATTGCTATCAATTATAAGTATATTCATACACTACCCCATAAATTATTTAACCATTTTATATCATATTTATCTCCGCTTCTAGGGCATCTATTTCTTCAGCTAATTCTTTTAACGCCAATGTTATATGTGGAATAAGAGCAATATAATCAACAGATTGGTATGCTGGGGTATTATCTTCATTCATAGCATCTTTTTTACCCATCACATATTCTGGATATATTTCTGCTAATTCGTGGGCTAATACACCATATTTCAATGTAGAATCATTATCACTGTCTTCGGCGTTGGGCAATCTATTGTATGAATATGTTTGAATTTTATTAATTTTTTCTAATTCGCCCGATGTTTTTTCTACAATATTTTTTTTGGCGCGATAATCAGATGTAGTATTATAGACAATATTATTACTAACACCATCACCACTGCGTATATTCATAACAGTTGAAGACATATATGAAGTTAATACAGTAAAATGTCCACTGGTTAAATTTGATCTAGTACAAATCAAATTATATCCTGCACTTGTTCTATCTAATATCAATGGTGGAGTAGAAGTTAATGATGCGGTAAACACATTTGGTGTATTTGATACCGCAACACCATAACTATCTAATCCTGGTGTTGCAGTTCCGCTACTATACCAAAAAGTGTTGGTATTATTGGTATTGGCCAATACATATGTAGTATTTTGTGGTGGATTTGTGTATGTTCCGGTCGCACCAACTGCACCAGTATTGCCAACTGCTCCACTGCTACCAGTTGATCCTTGATAACCAACTGGCCCATATGTTACACTTGGTGCTCCATTATACCCAGTAGGACCAGTAATACCGGAGTTGCCTGCGAGTCCGTTGGTTCCAGTCGGGCCTGTTGCTCCAGTATCTCCAGTAGGACCAGTTGCTCCAGGTAAACCAATATATCCAGCAGATCCTATTAATTCTCCAGCAGATCCTACATATCCGCGTTGAGGTATAGATTTTTGAGTACGAGTGCCACCAATAGTTAAATAATAATTGAATAAATCTGTGGCAGAGTTGTAAAAAAAATTTTGTGGGTAAATAGAATTTATGGAAGTTGCTACTGGTATAATAGCCGCACCAGACATACTACTAATAGATGCTTTAACACTATTTAAATAATCAAAATTACTATCCATTATACTATGTGATAATGGAATTGCTGTTGAACCTCTATATATTATTGGCATATTTTTCTTGTAATTTGGTGGTTATGTTGGTCAATTTTTGATCAAGTTCTTTTATGGTTGCTAATAAAAACGGCACCATTTTTATTAAAAAAATGCCCTGCATAATCGGGTTGCCATTTTCATCAACTTCATCTTTTGTTCCATGCACTGCATTTGGTATAATTTCTTGCAATTGATGAGCAATGAAATTAAGTTTTTTGATATTATTAAATAAAAAAGAAAAATTATACAATTTTATTTTTTTCAATTTATCGACATTATTTTTAGATATACTTAACTTTTCTTTAATTCTATAATCTGATGTACTATTATAGATTTGAAGGGACATACCCCCACTTGCAACATGTGTCATATAATATGTAGACCCATTTAAAGTTATACTGCAATTAACCTGCGCACTTGTGTTATTCCACCGAAAAGATACAAAAGTCCCAGCTATACTGCGACTCACATAAAAAGCTCCGCCATAATGTGGTGCGACGGTTGGTGCTGATCTCCTTGATACATATATAGATCCATTAGCATTAAAAGCAACACCGGCTGAACGGGTTGCCTCTTGACCTGGGGTTGTTAATTGTGTGCTAAATGTAACCGAGCTAGAATTATAGTTAAAAACTGTTGGCGTTGATGCGACTAATGTATATGGAGAATATGGTCCGGCAGATCCAGTAGGACCAACAGATCCAGTAGCGCCAGTAGCGCCAGTAGGACCAGTAGGACCAGTAGGACCAGTAGGACCAGCATTACCAGTAGCGCCAGTAAGACCAGTGGGACCAGTAGCACCAGCAGCACCGGGTGATCCGGTATTACCAATGCTTCCATATAAACCAGTTGCTCCAACAGATCCAATAGGCCCAGTCGCACCAACTATATTTGGGGCAGTAGATCCAGTATATCCTTTTGCTCCCACAGTAGTCCAACCGTTTACAGTATAATAACCCTCAAAATCATTTAAATCAGTATTAAATCGTATTGCTCCAATTCCAATAGATGCGGGGCGTTGCGCAGTTGTACCAGTGGGTAATAGTACAGAATCAACATCAGATATTTTTTCTAATTTTGTGTTATTTAATGACGCGAAATTAGCATCTATTTGTGTTGCAGTTAATGGTACACCACCAACTCTATGAATTATATCAGACATTTTATATCCTTAATTTTTTGCGTTAATTCATTAATAGACGCCAATAAATGTGGTATCATACTGGAATATGAAATCGTTTGATATATGGGTTTACCGGAATCATCTATGGCATCTTTTTTGCCATATACAACATCTGGATAATAAGCCTGTAATTCATGCGCTAAAAACCCCACATCAGATTCCCCACTATTTTTGTATATAAAATCATATATATTTATTTTACTAAGGGTATTTAATATACCCTCTGTTTTGGCGATATTTCTTTTCAATCTATAATCAGATCCAGTAGTAAAAGAAATATTTACACTTGGGTCATTGGCTTTCCACCCATAGGTATAACTACCACCAATGTTGGAGGATATGGTTGCTTTTAATGTACTACCAAGCCAAAATTGCATAAAATACGTCTCTGTTATTGGATTCTCATAGGCATCACTTCTGTGTATATATAAATTTGGTGTGCTATCTGTACAACAACTTGCTATTACCCCATACCCAGAAACAAAAACGCCCGGCCATGGCATATTTGGGTCGCTTGATCCAGGTCGCATTGATCCAATTCTTAATTCTCGCCAACTGGTATTATTCCAACTTGTTGTATAAGTATATGGAGCTAAATATGGGTGATATCCAGTAGTAGGACCAGTAGCACCAATAGGACCAGTAGCACCACGGGGACCAGTAGCACCAGTAGCACCAGTAAGACCACGGGAACCAGCAGGACCAGTAGCACCAGTAGCACCACGGGGACCAGTAGCACCAGTAGCACCATTTTCTCCAGCAGATCCAGCAACCCCTCTGGAACCAGCCGATCCTTTAGGTCCGGTGGGGCCAATTGAACCAGTTTGCCCAGTTCCACCAGGACCAGTTGCCCCAACCAAACCCAATGATTGCCACTGATTTCCATTATAACACCCTTCAATTTCATTTGTGGTAGAATTTAATCGAATGGCACCAACTGTACTAGATCTACTGCCCGTAATTCCGACTGGTAATGTAATACCAACACCAGATATAACAGATACTTTTTTCGTTTCTAATTCATAGAAATTATTATCTAATTCATTGTGTGTAAGTGTCCTACCTACTGTATTTCTATAAATAAGATTTGCCATATATTAAAATCCTATTGCTATATAATCTACATACATACTAACTTCACCAGATGGAGTACAACCGCTAACTCTATTGACCAAAAATGTAAAACCAGTTGACAATTTTTTAATAAGACCAATAGCCATTTCACAACCATCAATATAAGTTGGGGAAGAATCTCTAGGAATAGGAATAACAGATAAGCAACTATGGGGAAAGGCTATTGGAAATGTTATATCTCCATATGTAGTACTATGTATATGATTGGTATTAGTATGTGCATTAAGTGAACACGATTGTTGGGTTTGATTTATTAATTTGCTGCCCCATTGAATAGTAAACCCATTAGAAAATATATGATATCCATCCGTTAAATAACTTGATGCAGTATTTGAGCCAATTAGTTGAGCAATATATTCCCTAGTTGCTATTGTTCCTGTTTCAATGGGTAAATTTAGAGTAGTATTTGAAGGAGATCCATTACCACCAATACCAGTAATAGCAAAATTTATAACATTATTACTATCGCTACTAGTCAATTTAAAATTAGATGCACCAAAATATTGAACAAAACCACTTAAAAATGTATTACTTTTATTGGTATATACTACATGGGAATCATACGCTAAAACAGTTGTGCCAATATCAGATGGAGATAAACTTCCTATAGTATTCAAATCGTCTAATGTGGCTAATATACCAGATTTACTTGGAAAAGATATGGTATATACAGTAGGAGTTGTTGCTATGGTAGTATTATCGACCGCCAATGAAACAATTTTTAATGATTGCCCAGAACCAACTTCCAATTTTACATTATTTGATTTGAATGATTGAATATTGGTAAAATTATTAGGTAAATTGGCAAAAACGGTATTACTATTATATGCTTGGACATTAACACCTATTTCTAATCCTAAATTTTGTCTAGCACTAATTATATTATTCGCCGCAGTACCACCCATAGTAATTGGCAATATACCTGATAAAGAATTGACCGAAATACCCGTTAAAGTATTAGTCGAGCCATTTATAGTTTTATTAGTTAATGTTTGTGGGGTATTAGTATCAATTAATTTGGTTGTAGCATCAATAATAACTGCGCTTAATCCATCTACACCATATTGAATAGATTTATATACATTTAATTTACCATCTAAATTGAGATAATTTCTTTCATTTAATTTGCCACTCGTTGATTCTAGGTCGATAATACTATTTTGCATAGATTGAATATCATTATCAATAGCATCAACTCTCCCAAAAATGGAAAGAATATTGTTATTGATGGTGCCTATTTGAGCAGTATGTAAATTTACCGTATCCCAAATATCATCAGTAATTGTATTGGTATCATTTAATGAGTTGCTAAGATTTAAAATATTATCATTTATATCTTCCGTACTAATGAATAACGAATTAATACTAGCCGATGTAAGAGCAAAATTATCATCTAGTTCATCGTTGGTTAGGGGTACACTTTGATTTCGGCGTAATTTTAATTGGATTGTTGGTGTAGTCATTTATAATCTCTAATTAAGTGATATTTGTGATTGCTCTAATACCGTGAATTTTTGGAACTGCGCTATTATTTACTGATCGCATAACTATTTTAAAATCTGCAACTGTAAACGCTTCATCATGTAAATATTCGTAACACCATTCTGTCATTGTTAAAGATGATACACTTGCTGTAAATGGCATTGTATAATCTAATGTGGTTGATTTAGGATTATATATAGGCACCCAAATCCAATTTCTATCAATGTGGGTAAATTCATCATTAGACAAGCGTATATACATATCTAATGCTGCTTCTTCTGGACATATGCCGGTAACATATAAAGCAATACGTTTCGTCGCATAAGAAGGATCTAGTTTTATTAGTCGTGATTTATATTTCGCATTAGCATTACCAAGTCCAGATATAATTTCTGAATTTAGTGTACTATCATTTAATTCATCTTTATATTTATCAGATAAAGAAGTGTAAGGAGAACTAAATGTTTTATTTGCAAAGATATCTGTAATTTCTTCTCCCTGATTGTCAATTTTATATGATTTTACAATTAATGATAGACCACTCATTTCTATAACAGGAGAAATATAATTGTCAGTTGATTGCATAGAAATTTCTAGTAATCCATTATTCCCGAATCCAGATGTTGTTGCTTCATTGTGTCCAGATAATAAAATAGCTGGATGAGATAATTCTACAAATTGTTTATCATTATTTATATTAATTGCCGCAATAGTTCCTGGTTGTTGATTAGATGTTTCGGCTATAGAATTACCCCGACCAACATATAGCACTTCATCCACTGCGGTATTAGAAAATTCAGTTCCCAAATAATCAAGCATAACCTCATCGAAAATAATATTGGTATAGACATCAAAAGTAGCGGTTGTTATAGATTTTGGGGGTATTGGTGCAATTGGCGCAGAATCTATTACTGGATTTAGTGCAAGAGTATTATTACCATTATTAAATTCTATTGCGGTATTATAGGTAGTATTAGCAATAGAAATGGGTGGTGAAGTATTAATTACTTGAGGATCATCTTGAATTAAAATTGCTCCACTTTTATTTGCTGGAGTATCGACAATAATGCGTATATTATCTTCATCTACATATTCTACATTAAATGAAGTATTTTCAAAATCAGTATAAGGAATATTATTAAATGTTGTATGGGGGAAATCTCCAATATAGATAATATTATTGGCTATTAGACCGTGCATTGGAATTGTTATTGTGACTAAATTACTACCTTCTGTTGTACAAATATAGGATATTGGTAGCGTAAATTTTGAATCGTAATATACAGGAGTGGAATTGCCATCATCAATAGTATATTTTTGTGGTTTAAATTTAACCAATGTCGGAGCAGTAATATCAAAATTAGCAATATTAATGTCATATTTAATATCTTCATATTGATTGGGTGTCCAGGTAGAATCATTAGATGATTTAAATAATACACCATTGGTAGGTTGTTCATCAATAACTTTACCCGATACAATATCAATATCACCAAATCTAGAACACCAAACATCGTAACCCAATGAAGTCGATTTTAACACAAAACAATATTCAGTTTTTGGTGCCAAATAGATAGGTTGGTCGAATATAAATGTTGTAGGTATTGATGCATTATCACTTTGCATAACTGAATATCCTGGTAATACTACAGTACCCCCCGGAAAAATATTACTTCCTGGTATTCCATTAACCATATTTCTAAGTTCTAGCAATACTGGACAAGATTGATCTACCTTTTTAAAATATACAGAAATACTAGTAACAAATATACCAGAAGCGTATTGATTTTGGTCAACATAAAATGATTGTGCCAATGGATCACTCTGAAGACTAAATTTACATACTGATAGATCTTGTCCGGCATTTTCCCATGGTGTAGTTGATCCTGCTGGAATATAAGGCGCATATATATCAGTACTTGCTAATCCAGATGGTTTTAATGATGCGGCAGTTCTCCAAATTACTCCGCTAAGTTCCGTATTACTAAGTATAGTTCTTTTATATAATCTAACAAAATTTACCGATATAGAAAATATATGGTTCCATTGATTATCTGATATTTTAATTGATTGTACATAAGTAACTGAAGGTTTTTCTGCTGTGTTTGGCCAAAGATTTTGTATAGATACAATTGACGGAGGTGTTGAACTCATAGATGACACAGTATAATCTGGTTGTGTCAATATATTCGTTATAGTATAATGAAAATACCATTTATTACAACCGCCGCCAATTACCAGTTTATTTTGGGCATCTAATGCTGGACTTGTTATAGGTGGATTTATCGCAATAGCCGGTAATATCGGTTCAGGTATTTGAGGAGGTGGATATACAACTACTGGCGGTTGTGGCAATGGTGTAGGAATAGGATTGGGTGTTGTAACTGCCGGTGTCTGAGGAGCATCTATAACCGTTAATGTAGTTATTTGTTTTTGCTGTTGTTTTAATATACCAATTGCTTCATATTTAGCTTCGGCAGATCCATACTGAGGATCTGGTAAATACACAGATGATCCATTGGTTGACGTTACTGATATTACAGAATCTACTAATTTAAAGGTATGACTTCCACAAGTAAAAGTTGCGGTAGGTAAATAAAAATACCCCAATATATTACCAATACTATTGCTATAAATTTCCGATGATGTTTGGTTATTAACAGTTGAACAAAAATTAGAAATATCTACCCCATCAAAAAACGGATAATATCTCGTATTTGGTTTTAATCCTTCCGCCTTAAATTCGATAGTTTTTGCTCTGGTATACATAATAGCAGTTTCATTTATAGTCCAAGTTTCTGCTATATCTACGGTATTTGATACTGTAGATAGTTGTACACTGCCAATATTATTATTTGTGCTTAAAGTTAGTGACATATATTGATCTCTATTATGTTATTATTTATATATTTTCTATTACAGTATATTATCGGATATACGCAGGTGGATGTGTATCAAAATAAGTACCTATGTGGTGGATGTGTATCAAAATAAGTACCTATGTTTAGATAAGCTTTCACATCTGGGTCTAAATATCTTCTATTAATTAATGATGTAGCAAATGTTCCATCATATATAGAAGTCATAGTTACACTAGATGCTTTAGGAGTTTGGCTAGTATAATCTTTCATTGTCGGCCACATGAGATGCATATCAGAATTTACTCGTCCAGTTCTACCTAAATTAGTTTTCCAAGTAAATGTAATAGCATGTGGCCCCCCCGCTGTATCCATTCCCCAACTAGTTTTAATCAAATTTATTTCAGTGACAATTTCTTCCACAATAACGGGTGGTGGTGGCACAATAGGTGGTGGAGCCACAATTAGTGGGGGCATGATAAGTGGTGGCACAATAGGTGGTGGAGGCGGAGGTGGTATCACGGGTATTGGTGCCGGTGCTGGAGGTGGTGCTGGAGGTGGTGGCGTATCTGTAATAATTACTGCTTTAGTAATTACGGGTAAAGTCACTGTATCAACCCAATTGTCTACAGTAGGGTTAAGCGTTAATTTTCCGCTCCAATTCATAACATTATAAGGATTCAAATTATTAAATGTAGAAGCAGGAGAAGAACCAAATGCTCTTACTGTGGTGTAAGGTAGTGTGATAGATGATCCAGTAACTTTATAGAATCCATTTGCTTCAGTATTAATGCGATCCATATTAATAGTTTTAGTTATTGTACCTGGAGCAACATATGATTTGTCATATAATGTACACTTATAATCATCAGAATCAAAATCTTGGCTAAAAGCATTTTGAAAATCTTCATTCCAAAAACCTTTATTAGATAATTCTAATGCCTCTATTCCAGATTCCATAGTTAATTGATGACTTTCATTATTTAAGGATAAAGAGGTATAATATTCATTGCGATCTACTTGTCGTTTAATATCATGTATATCTAACATTTTATATACAGGATTTTCATACACTTTCATACTAAGATCAGCCATATCGGTTGTATATGGAGCTAAGTATATATATGCTAATGGCAATTTATATTCATCACGACGATATTGATCTATTTCGTGAGAACTTAATATTTCTTTTTGTGCAATAGATAAATTATCGCCCTCTCTATTAACGTATAGATGAATGTGTTTAGGTTTAAATTTAATATATCCATAATTTAATTTCGCCAAACTTTTAGGATAAACAAATTCTTTGGATACATTAGACAATTGAAACGATGCTGGCACACCTATATAATATGTGCCTTTATTTTGCCCATTAGTGTTACCTATATTGACTACCGTATCGCCATTTGTTTGTGCAATGTTGACAATATTTACACCATGTTCTATTCCAGGCCCAATGATATATAGTGTAGGACTTAATGATGCGTTGAATAAATCACGAAACGCAGAAATATTCAAATCTTTTAAAAATATTTGCGTATTTATTCCAGGCTTTGTGTAACCATAATTTTTAAAAACAGTATTATAATATACAGGTCTAAAATCTAAATAATTACGAATTGGAATTGGTGTTTTATTATTATCATATATATTTTTGATTTTTCCTATATAACTATATGTAGTATCATTTTCGTCTACATAACTATCTATAGAAGAAAAGTCACCATCTCCAATTTCGTTGTATTTATAGGTTACTAATAGTTGTCCAGATGGTGGTATAGCACGTTTTTTCAATTTAATCAGACTAGTGTATAATCCAGATGCAGTAGTCATAGTATCCAATGTGTATCGTGATGTAATATCTATTTTAGCATCATCAATATCATTTGGTTCAACAGTAATATCTCCAGTATCTAACACCGACACAAGTTCTTGCACATTTGTATGACCCAATGCCATCCATGAACTTGAGGGCGTGGGTATAGTTATTGAACCATTTTGGGTGGTATATATTGTCTCTATAGCATTTGTTTTCACTTGAGTTGTATATAATCTTATTTCTTTATCGACCAATGCTGCATCAACTTCTACAGTCAAACTAGTAAATTGATTATTAAAAATGATATTACTAGATGTTAATGTTAGAGAAAGTGCTTCATTAGTGATTGGCATAATAACAAAAAGTGAATAATCATTGACCGAAAAGTCTTCAAATTCTGCGCCATTAATTGCAGAAAAGTTTGCGGTTGCTACACCATTATTATCTACTAAAGTCGCTGAATATTCTTTAATTATAGAATAAGTTATTGGTTGTAATCCGTTAGTGGCAGTAGGTTTCAGTGTTTTAATATTTGTCGGATCAACTTGTATAATAGGATAAAAATCGCCAGTATAATTAGAAATAAAGGTAGCAGTTCGGGTAAGAGGAATATTTAACCAAGTGTGTAAAGTAGTAGTATCAGGAATAACATAGTCAGATGCTTTTTTGAGTAGATATAGTTTATTGTTACCTGAATAATATAGATAACCTATTTCTCTAAAATCATTGCCTACTGTTGCTGGTGGTGGCGGAATATTAGAACTATATATTGGTCTAGCAAACATATCTTCATGTGCATCATTAGCCGCTTCAACGGGATTAGGTGGAGTATCAATTGATATCTCATGTAAAATAGGCGCTCCAACTGAAGATGCACCTATTTTTTTATATCCCCCAATATCTTTTAATGATGTGCCAGATTTTAAACTAATATTATCAACATACATTTTATAAACAACATTTGATGGTCCTTCTAAATCTCCAATAACTCCACAATAGTACTCCATTGATTTGAATACACCATAACCAATAATATCAGAACTAATTACCGATTCAGGAGGCACAGAACGAATAAATTGAATTAATTCATTCGGAGAAGGCATATACGTCATGAAAGGCACATAATCTGGATAATTGGGGATATTTTTACCACCAGCCACATAGAAAAATGGTAATTGATTTATATAAGTGGTTACATTTGATACGGTTTCTGTGTGGGCATCATCTCTAGGTTTAGCAATAGGAATATTGATATCCGTTATTTGTGAATATTCATACCCACCTAAATAACAACTACCTCTACCGACACTGACCCACACATAATCGTCGGAATTAGATTTTGTGACGGTTGGAATTAGACCGTTTACTATAAAATTGCCATTAGCATCATAAGTGCGTTTGGCTAAAGTTTTCATTAATTCTGCATATTGTGCATTAACATTTAAGTAAGTTATGGTATCATTCTCAATAGACATTAAATTGATAAATTTATCATCATTTATGGTGCTATTGAAATCTACACGGGACAATACCAATTCTACTTTATATCTATCGGCCCCAGGAGCATATTGATTCGGAAAACCTTGGGCATTATCAAACAATGAATCATCTTGAGTATAATCGACAATTGATTCGATAATATTAAGTCCAATATTACAATTAGTGATTATATTGGTATTTGCTTCTATAATTATTGATTGGGATGGAACATCTACAAATAATTCTTTAGTGTAAAATACGCCTTTATCAATAGCAGCAACTTTACCTACCCCAACACCTGTACTAGTTAATACAATTTGTTGGGGATTATTTTCTAACGTATATATCAAATCATCTAACACAAAATTAGATCTGCTTGGGTCGGTAGCAGGATCAGTACCTTTATATGAATTGAAATACTTTACATATAAACAACTTGGATATAAATCATCAGCATCTTTATAACCCAATACTACTGCGGTTATATAATCATTAAAATATGCCGAATTGGTGGTGGGATATACTCCATTATCTAGCGGGGCATTTGTGATAGTTTTTCCCACAAAAGCTGCTAATTCTACATTTGAGGTAAATAATAATGGAGCTTTACGATTTAAATTAATACCACCTGGAATAACCATAGAATTTTTCTTAAATATATGGTTAGCAAATGTGGATATTTGATGTTGTAAAATAGACTGCATTTGGTTAAGTTCTCTAGCCTGAACCGCATAACCAGCCTTAAACAAAATTTTATAAAAATTCTTATCTGGAGTATAATCATCATAATAGGGAAATGTATTAAAATTTATAGACATGTATATACTCTCTGTTATATGTTAATTATCGTTTTTAATAGTACACTTTGCTCATCATTAGAGAAAAATGCTTCTCTATTATCTATGGTCAATATATCACCTGACTGTTTATTTACATCAGGATTTTTTATAATTATGACCGTTGCATTTGTTATAGTTTGACCATCATTTTGTGATAAAACGTCGCCCAATACTAATTTAGAATTATGTGTCGCATGAATAATCATATTAGCCTGATTTTGATTAGACGCGGATGCAACATAAGATAATATAATATATTCATTGTTATTTATATCAACTAATGGTAAAGATATATCAATATTACCCGCTAAAGAACAGACAACACTATAACAGGCCGATGCAGTGCTGTTGTTATATCTAAGATTTCTGCTATATTGTAGTGGATTTCTAATAATACCAAACTGTCTATATGTATTATTTAAGAGTGCGCCATTAATTACTTCTTCACCTATATTAGTGGTAATAGCCAATTTATTAGCGTATAATTCTGTTATTGCATTATTGCCATGACCAGCATAAGGAGAAATTATAGGAATAGCTGTAGCTTCAATAGCATTTTCTAGAGTATCGGTTATATCCCGCTTAAATGTAATGGTTGCATATGTATAATCTTTACCGGGAGATACTACATCGACTTTACTTATTGATCCAAAAACTAAAGTGGCTACCGCAGTACAACCAACACCATCACCCTGTATAATAACTTCTGGGGAAACATTATAATTAGTACCCGGATTTGTTACTGTAATTGTGTCTATTGTACCCGAAACAGCACTTAATTCTACATATTCTTGTTTAGTTGTTGTTGAATTTTTCGATATATTGGGTATAATATCCACACTTGATCCTACACCAAAATAAGATTCATATGCAGTTATTTTTGCATATGTATAACCCACACCAGGATCATTACATATTGCTGCAACAATTTGTCCATTTTCTACTACGGGAAAAAATTTAGCTCGCGTTTTTTCAGTAGTAATCGTTGCCGTTGCTGATATTACGGGTATATATAAAAGATTGTCTGATGTACCGCTTATATGAGTTGGTAATGTGGATATAGTAATGTCATCTAAAACTTCATAAAATCTAGGTTCTTCTCCGTCTTCTAATACTCGTAATATATCGCCGGTATTACATACAACATCTTCAACATATTCTCTAATAATATTGAGATAAGTAAGACTAACATCCCCATTTAATTGTGTATCAGTAAAATCAACATCAAGTGGTGTTAATAAATCAGTTGTACCAAAAGTTCCACTATTATTTGTTATATAATGATAAACATCCATATAAACCAGCACATTTTCTTCTATTGCGGCATTTTGTGTAAATAATGTTGGCGAAAAATTGTATAAATGTGGTTGAGAAATAGTAATAATTGGGTTATTATTGTAACCATATCCATAATAAGTTGTAGCAATGGCGGTTGCTTGTTCACCCACCATAGTTAAATCAACATCTCCATTTACAACAGTACCGGATTCATGGGTGGGTGGTGTACTAGATAATGTACCAGCATTGATAGCCCTATAATAAAGACTATCATATTCAATAATAGTATTTTCTAGAACAGTAGATTCAGGAGAAAAAGCAATCGCATTATTAAATGGTGGAGCAATTCGTATAGTCAACTGTAATGCTGTATAATGTGCTCCATGATTGGTGATAATTATGTTATTAATTCTACCATTTGTAATTACCGCAGTACCCGTTGCTATATCATTGGGATTTAATATTTCTCCTTCCGCTAATTCTGGAGCTTCAATGAGTACACTAGGAGGATTATTTTCGTCATAACCATATCCCCCGTTTATGATAGTTACATCTCCTGCAAAACCGTTTAAATATAAATCGCCTAACGCATATTTTTCCACGCCAGATAAACCAGCCATAGATGTTGATCCAGATATTCTTTTAGCAACAAATTTTAGAGCAAGTGTGCCATTATTTACTATATCACTGCATATACAAGTGTGCATAGGGTAGACATTGGGCGAAGAAATCCCACCCAAGATTACCTCATAAATGTTATTATTATATTCTATTAATTCGCCCATTAAATATTCTGTGTTGTTTACAAAAGGCACTGCTGAATCATGTGGACTAGTTATGGTAACTGTTGGCGATCTTAAATAACCAGATCCATGCGTAGATAAACCAAAACCTATGACGTTTAATTTATTATTTAATTGATGTCCATTGCCGTCTACTATTAGAATAGTATTTTTAGTATATCCCGCACCATAATTATTAATAGTAGCGGAATAAATTGATCCTCTGCTAAAATATTCTCCACTTAACGCCGATATGACAGGTATATAATCACTTGTTTCAAATTGTTCTATAATGGATATCGGTATGGTATACATATATTTCCATTTATATCCATCGGCTAAGGTGATTATATTATGAGAAGTAGCATATGGTTGAATAGTTGATGGAGAATTGTTATTATTATCTATACATTTGTAGACATTGTTGGCAGTAGTAAGACAATAAAACATAGAATTTTCTAAATCAATATTATCATTGTCATATTTTGCAAATGTTGTACCAGATTCCCAATCATATCTTGGTATAATAAATGCAACATCGTTTATATTTATTTTTTTCATATAAATAATGTTATTTTTCACAGATGTCTCATAAGATAAACTATTAATTACATTGGGAACGATGTCTTCATTTTCCCACGCATCTCCTTTTCCTATGTAATAATAATACGCATTGTTATTGGTTTTGATATCATTGTAGATACCAAACAATAATGATTGTTTTAATGAATTTTTATATATATGAGACATAATTTTTTTATTATGGTGCGCTAAAAACTATTGACCAAGCAATGCCCATGGTATCATCTACTCCCTTTATAACTTCAGTAAACACCGTCCTACATAGCATTATACCTTGGTTATAACTAGCTGTATCAAATATTCCCGCCTCTGTTATAGATGCTGTGCAATTACCCGGTAAAAATGTAGTAGAATAAGTAATTTTGGGTAATGTTGTAGATAAGGAATTAATAGTTGCTGATCTGGTGCCGATATTGGTAGGACATTCTGTTACTAACCCGGTGTTAGCTGCATCTGGAGCAGTAGATCCAGTTCCTAATGCCATATATCCCATTTGATCGGGAAGACCACCATTTGTCATACGTTTTGAAATATACATTAATCCCGTATTAACGATTTTATTTTTAATGTGTCGTTCTTCTTTTATTTTGAAATTTTTATCATATAAGATGATATCTACTGTACCTATTACTATTAGGCTATTGTTCATGTAAATCTCCTGATTTATTTTTTTATACTGTTACTGAAAATTCTTTATCATAATAAGTAAGATCCCAATATAGAGGTGTTTGTTCTACATATAATGTACCATAATAACCACCTACCGTATTTGTGATATTAAGGGATTCATAGAAGTATTTAGTTGGGTTCTTAGTGAATTCTTCTGCCGCCGCCACTGACTCATTCGTCGTTATATAAGCATATTTGTATACTTGAATAGCCTCTAGTTCTCCTTCTACATTATTATCGTTAGGCATTACATATGTTGCTGGTATAGTTAAACCATATTCTTTTCTAATACTATCGCTAAATCCAACTGTATCTCTTGGTTTTTTGGTGATAGTCTTAGTAATTATTTCGGTAACTTCTGGCAAATCAGTAAATAAACGAGTTACACTAACATTATCTATAAATTGTATATCATCCGCTATTGTTTTAGTAATATGATTATAATTAGCATCATTTACTGCATATGAATCAAAAAATAAGGTAGTATCTCCAATAAATATGATGTAATTATCTACAAAATTTATTTGTGCGCTATAGTGGACTGTTCTATCTATAATAAATTCATCATCTACGGCATTAATATATTCAATAAATTCTGGCGCAGTTCTATATACTAGTAAATCATCTACAATTGATATAGATTGATATATGTCACTTACCGGAATATAATTACTGAATAATTTATTACCAATTGGATGTATCGCATTATTAATAAGCGATTTATATTTATGTAATGGAACATCTAATGAAGTAACATATGAGTAAATTTGATAATAATATGAATCTTCTAAATATATAGGTTGTCCTAATACATTATATTTATTTAAATAATATCCTGGGTATTTACAGGTGTAATCTATATAAAATCGTATAGATGCTGCATTAGTGGTATTGGGGGTAGATGTATTAATATCGCTAAATGATCGGACATTTTTACCTACATAAGTTATATCGGTAAAATAATCAGTAGGAGTTGTGGCATAATTATGTTTAACAATATTTCCACCATCAACAATATCAGTAACAATATCTTGCGAATTGTATTTTATTTCCCCATCATTGATTATAAAGTTGTAATCTGGATATATAAATTCTTGAGTAGTAATTGGAAATAGTGTATAATTAAATTCAGTAGTATAACCAGTGCCAAAGTTGATAATGGATGCAGTTTTAATTCCTCCGTTATCATCAATTTCTTGGATCAATATTTTAGTGCCAGTACCATTATAGGTATCAATATCATATACATCACCTACCATAAATGAATTTCCGGGTGTTTCTATAACCAATCTACTAATGACGGGTTCTAATACACCTAAAACACTATTATCACTGGATTTTACTCTATTGTACGGAACAATATTACCTGTTATTTTTTTATCTAAGAATAATTCAAACTTGTTATAACCTATCTGAACAACATCTTTTACTCGACCACTATATTCTTTTTCATCATCGCCAATAATAATGATTTTATTCTGTTTTAAATCATTGCCATCACCATATAAAATGTTAACAAATATAGAAATATCTTGTGTCCATTGCGCCATAGATGGGATAAATGTATAATCCCAGGGGCGAATTATTGCAGAATCAGTGTTAAATAATATCCTAAATAAAAACCAATATGCCGCTTCTGACCCCTTTGACAAATAAAATTGCTTAACATATTTTAAATAGATTCTTTCGTCTATGTATTGATATTTAATGCCATATACATCTAATTCAGCACGAAAATATTTTATAAATGAATCTAATGTCTCATCAATATCAACAATGTTTTCAATAGAAGTTATTTGTGTTTCGTCTAACCATTTATAATAAGTTTTAATAAATTGTACAAATAATGGGTAATCATCATTTACAAATTCTGGGATAGTTTTACTTATTATTGGCGATAAATTCATTATATTCTACTTGGTGTAAATTTATATTGAGTATTATCGGACAATTTAATAGCCGTTATGTATATCATATTGTCTGGGATTCTAATTATTTGATTTCTAGTTGATACAACATCATATGAACTTGGTATAACTTTAAAACGTAAATAATCACAATATAATTTCGATATGACTAAATTATTTATATAAAGTACACCATTGTTATAATCAACAGTCCCAATATTTTTTATTGTTATTTTTACCGTTCCTTTGTAATAAAACAGGCGCAAAGTTCCGGTGTTAGTATTATTGGGTATATCATCAATATAAACAATTTCACTTAAATTCGGTATATAAAATCCATTACTAATAATAGATTCAGCGTCTATTAGGTTTTTATATACTGGATTGCCAATATCAATTATATAATCATATTCAATATTATACATTGGATCGACATACACATATAACTTTAATTTGGTGATATTATTAGTAATTGAATTTTCGCTATTATCAATTAAATTAGATAATCGAGAATATTTAAGTCGTCGCCCAAAATATTCTAACTCTGTATATGAGTAAGTTTTTATATTGTTAAAAACGAGTGCGAGAATATCTTTTTGCGATAAGAAAGTAATATCACTATCATAATAAAATGCGGTATTCAGTTCTACCTCAATAAAAGATGGTTCTACTAATTTATTGTGTATAGTCAAACTTTTACGAGGTTTTAATACTTCATTGAGAACATAATCTTTATTCTCATCAGACAAAAACAAACCACTAGTCGGCAAGATACTAATAAAAACATCTCCATAACTAGGCGGAAAATTCTCCTCTCCGCCCCAAACATTTACAGATTTTGCTTGTGGGAAGTGAGATAATATTACCGATTCATAATCATGTTTCGTGACACACCTATTTTGTGAACTATATAATCTTGGTGCATTAAATCGAATGTGATCAATATCTTCGGCTACATCACCACCTGTTGCCGCATATTGGGTATAAATAACTGGAGTAATACCTAATAATGCACTTCCTGTATAAGAAAATACTTTAGCACCATTGATATCTCTTTTGTGCGTAACTAGATAATCTATTTCAATAACATTACCAGTAGATAATTCTGCACCAATTATACCATTACCAAACTGTAATTCATACAAACCATTTTCAATTTCTTTAATGAAATATACTTTGCTGTTACTATTTAAATATATAATGTTATCTACTAAGATATATTCTGAGTATGCTTCTGTTTCAGCATTTTCTTTTATCTTTACCCTTAATGTCGTAATATCAACATCTGGATTGGGAATTATATATCTAGCGCCAGGAATGCTTAAAAATTTATAGGTTAAGTAAACACCTTCTTTAATAATAACATCGGTAAATACATACATATCATTATCAATATAACTGTGATAATCTTCTAATGTATATAGCGTATAGGTCGTATTTTCAACATTAGTAGTAAAGGTGGAATATTTAGGCAATGTCAATAATCCAGGTTTATTAACGCTACTAATGGCATTTATTGATAATGATATTTTAGCGGTTGCACATGTGGCTGAATTTGGTGTATATCCTAATAGTTTTGCTATAGATACTACACTAGCCCGTTTTGATGCTGAGTCCAGAAATGATTCATTAATAGCTAAATTGGTATATAAAGCGTTGTAATGAGTATTATAGGCTAAAATATCCAATAATACTGATAAACCAGATCCTTCAAAATTATAATCAGAAAATTCACTCTGCCCTTTTAGATATTCTTTAAGATTTGTTTTAATTAAGTCGAAATCAAGTTCAGACGTAATTATATTTTTATTATTCATTTATCTTTCTCTTGCTAAAATAAAATCTAGTACTAGTGGCGTGGAGGTATTTTTTATCTTAAATATTATTGCTACACCCAAGGCATTATCATTAGCCAAATTTTTAATAACAACTCTAATGACATCTACTCTTGGTTCGTGTGCAGCAATAACCGTACTAATTGTTCTACTTAGCATCATACTAACTTGTGGATCAGGTAATTCAAATAATAATCCCCTAGCATTTGATCCTATTTCTGGATGAAAGGGTTTCTCATAATGATTGGTCAAAACTAAGTGTTTAATAGCGGCTTTTATAGCATTTTCGTTATATTTTTTATATATATCACCAGTAATTGGATTAGCAACAAAATTTAAATCCAAATCAGAAAATATGCGCGTATTATGTGCCATTATTCTACTATATCTCCAAATCGTGCTGCTCCAAAATATTCAATTCTGGTGCTATCTGATCCTGATCTAATGCGTTTAATGCCTTTTCTACATTTTACTATGTGTCCGTATCTTGCAGCCGGTAAATTTTCTATCCAGGTATAAGTAGCACCTTGAATAATATATCCGCCGCAAGATACTGGATCAAATAATTTTGCAGATGCTCTACCATCTGTATGTGTGGATAATGTATCGTTTATTATGTATGCCATGAAGTGTCCTGATTAAATGTTATAGAATCAGTTATTAATTGTTCTATGGTGTTAGGATTTTTTGCTATAGATATTGTTATCGGTACATCAACAACAGCAATCTCGGTAAAATTTAATGAACCACTTGCCGATGTAGTTAAATTCTCAAAATCTACACTAGTATTAATGCCAATACTCATTTGTTTAATGCTAATCTGTAATGTAGCATTGTATATCTTATCATCTTCTGGTATAATGCCTTGTATTAAAGCAAGTGGTTTATCCATATTATGCTATTGCCTTTTTAACTACATTCACTGCGGTATTTACTACGGCAGCTTTTACCATTAAACCTATACCAGCATTTACGATTTTTGATACCCCACTAACGGATTTTATTGCTCCACCGATAGTACTATTAAATGCTGAAGCAACAGAACCAATTGTACCCTGAAATACTTGGTCTAAAGTTTTTTGTATGTTGAAAGCACTATCTAATAATGTTTTACCCATAGCTTGTGCGCCATAAGCTAAATCAGCAAGTTTATCACCAATGCCAGTAACAGAATCCCACAACCCTTGAACATTTGCTTCAAAACCTTGAGCCAATGCAGCCGGTGCGTTCATAAAATCTGATACTAAATTACTAACACAATTAATTTGTTGAATAATAATATCCTTGGCTTTTTTAATTAAATTATCAATAGCACCTTGAATTCCAGCTAATAATTTTGAAGGCATGGCAAGGAGATTATTTATCATACCCCCAATAC